GAACGCATGTACGGTAAGGGCTAACCATGCACTATATGAAATCGGGCCAGCCGTGGCTTTACTCCGACGACACCGGCGACATCATTGGAGTCAAAGACCCTGACGGCAGCGAGCGGTTTTTTCTGTCACGCAGGAAAACGGAGGTGGCGTGGGTGAATCTCGCGTCACCAATAACCCTAACGGCAGACACCGATTACAACCTAATTTCACTGCTGAAAGTGATCCCAGACACACCGCAGCGCGGGACGCTTGCGCCGTTCTTCAACACCACAACCAACAAGCTCAACGTGTTCAATGAGGGGGCAACGCTTACCTTCAAGCTGAACTTTGAAGGCTCTTGGTCTGGTGGCGGTACAAACAGCTCCATGGAGCTTAAATTCCTTGGAACCATCGGCAATGATGTCGCTGCTGTTCGCGTCGCCGGCCAAACTGCTGACACGGTATCGATGCCGACATTCTTCTCTATCGACAAGGACGACTATATCGCTCTGAACGGTACGGTGCCGATCATCCGCGCAAACTCTCGGGCGTTTATCATCAACTCCATCTTGCTGATTGCAGAGCAAATGACCCACCTGCCAAACATTTCGGCAGTGTAGTGGGCAGGGCACAACATGATTGCAATCTGCGATAACATGCCAGCATGAATACATATGACCCGACTGATACCCGCAATCTTGAGCGCGCCCACGCCGACCGGCAGGCGCGTGACAGGGCGCAGGCTGACACTGAGGTTTCAGACATCAAATGGCTGATGAAGGGGCCTCGCGGTAGACGTCACATCTGGCGTCAACTTGAGCTTGCCGGGGTGTTCCGCACGTCATTCAACACCAACGCAATGACGATGGCATTTCAGGAAGGTCAACGAAATATCGGGCTCCGGCTGCTCGGCATGGTGCATGAGCACTGCCCGGATCTCTATCACGTCATGGTTGAGGAAAACACCCATGGAGCAAACGCTGATGACGGAATCGGCCGCAACACCAACTGAAGGCCAGACCGCAACGCAAGGCGCTGAAACGCAGACCGCGCAGATTGAATCCAGCACGGTAGCGGCGGATCAGGCCCAGCAGCAACCCGCCGAGCAGGCAGCAGATTCCGCCTCTAAAAGCGACGCCGAACAGGCTGCCGCTGACGAAAAGGCTGGTGATGCAGAAGGCAAACCGGAAGGTGCGCCTGAAAAGTACGAGTTACAAACCCCAGAAGGAATGCAGTTCGACGATCAAGTCGTCGGCGCATTCAGCGAAGTGGCGAAAGATCTCGGACTGAGCCAAGAGGCAGCGCAAAAGATCCTTGATAAGGTTGGGCCGGTGATGGCAGAGCGCCAAGCTGAAACCCTGACCGCAGCCAGTAAGGAGTGGGCCGAAGCGTCAAAAGCCGATAAGGAGTTCGGCGGCGACAAGCTCAACGAAAACCTGGCTGTAGCCAAGAAGGCCATGGATCAGTTTGCGTCGCCTGAATTGCGGACGCTGCTTAATGAGTCGGCCCTCGGAAACAACCCCGAAGTGATTCGGATGTTTTACCGGGTTGGCAAGGCAATCAGTGAAGACGGTTTCGTTGTCGGCGGTAACGCACGCAATTCTGAGCAATCCGCCGCCCAACGCATGTACCCCAATATGAACCCGTAAGGAGTTAAAACATGGCAACTTTGTCCACCGGTCAGATGACCCTTGCGGACTGGTCCAAGCGCATTGGCCCGGACGGCAAGATTGACCCCATCGCTGAGCTGTTGTCTCAGACCAACGAAATTCTTGAAGACGTAGTTTTCAAGGAAGCCAACCAACCCACCAGCCACGTTGTCACCGTGCGCACCGGTTTGCCTGCCGTCTACTGGCGCGCATACAACCAGGGCGTGCCGTCCAGCAAGTCCACCACCGCTCAGGTTACCGAGCCGTGCGCCATGCTGGAAGCTCGTTCACACATCGACGCCAAGTTGCTTGAGCTGAATGGCAACTCTGCTGCATTCCGCCTGTCGGAAGAATCGGCCTTCATCGAAGCGATGAACCAAGAAATGACCGGCAAGATCTTCAACGGCAACGTCGGTTCCGACATGAAGACCTTTTCCGGCTTGGCTACCCGCTACAGCTCTACCACTGCAGGTAACGGCAGTAACGTGATTCTGGCTGGCGGCTCCGGATCTGATAACGCATCCATGTACCTTGTGGTATGGGGTGAGCAAACCGTGTTCTGCCCGTTCCCGAAGGGCTCCCGCGCCGGTCTGCGTTCGCGTGACCTCGGCGAAGAGTCTGTTCAGGACGCCAGCGGTAACTGGTATCAGGCTGCTCGCTCGCTGTTCCAGTGGGATGCTGGTCTTGTTGTTAAAGACTGGCGCTATGTTGTGCGGATCGCCAACATCGACGTTTCCGACTGGGTTGGCGTAACCGGAACCCAGGCCACCACCGCCAGCACCAATCTGATCAAGCTGATGATGCGCGCCATCGCTCGCATCCCGAACTTCTCGATGGGTCGCGCTGCGTTCTATTGCAACCGTTCCATCCAAGAGGGCCTGATGATTCAGGCGCTGGAAAAGAGCCAGAACGCACTGAGCGTGCAGGAAGGCTTGACCCAGTTTGGTCAGAAGATGAACCAGCTGAATTTCATGGGCATCCCTGTGCGTGGCGTTGACCAGCTCAGCATTGCCGAAACCTTGGTCTCCTAAGGAGGACTGATCATGTTGCTTGATGCACTGCTGCAACTGTCGAACGCTCAAGCGGTGACTGCCACCGCTGTTTCGACCAACACCATCGACCTGAGCCAGGCGCGTGACATGGGGCCGGGTGAAAACTTGCACGCCGTTATCGGTGTTGACACCACTGCCACTGCCGCAGGCGCTGCCACCGTGACGTTCCAGATCGTCAGCTCTGCGAGCGCCGCGCTGTCAAGCCCGACCGTGCTGTCTCAGACTGACGCGATCCCCATCGCCAACCTGACCGCAGGCCGCAAGCCTATCGTCATTGACCTGAGCCCTGCAGTTCTGAATGCCCAGCCGATCGGCCAGCGTTACCTCGGCATTCAGTACACCGTTGCCACCGGCCCGCTGACTGCTGGCGCGTTCACCGCCTACCTCAGCAACTCCGAGGTGACTGTTGGCGCCAACTATCCGTCCGGTTACACCGTCTACTAAGGAGCGATAGATGCCTCGTTATGTAGCCAACCGTGACACCTGGCTGTCGCACGAATGCCGACTGGTGAAGGAAGGTGTTGAGTTTGAAACCACATTCCCTGAAGGCATGAAACTCTCAGACAACATTGAGCTTGTCGAGAGCGATAAGCCTGCCGGAAAAGGCAAGAAAGACGATCAGGTGTAACGGCTAGCGCCCATCACCGCAAGAAATTCACAGGGGGCCTTGCGCCCCCTTTGTTTTAAGGGGTGTCGTTATGGCATCAGAAATCGAAATTTGCAACATCGCGCTGTCTCACTTGGGTGATGTGGCAACCGTGGCGAGCATAGACCCGCCAGAAGGTTCTGCGCAGGCTGAGCATTGCGCGCGGTTCTACCCAATGGCACGTGACTCACTGCTCGAGGCTCACCCATGGTCATTTGCTACGCGCCGGGTGATATTGGCGGAATTGGCAAACTCATGGCCTCAATGGGCGTACGCCTACGCTCGCCCGACAGACTGCCTGAAGGTGCTTTCCGTCTTGTCAAAGGACGCATCAGCTGATTACCAGCAGGCTTCAGCGTGGCCCTACCCAACAAATGATCTGTCTCCTGGCGCCATGTACTCAGTGCACATGCCGCAACCCTATGCGTGCGAAACAAACGACGATGGCGCGCCGGTGATCTACACAAACCAAGAAGACGCCATGATGCGCTATATCTCTCGGGTGACAGACACCACACGCTATTCGTACAGCTTCGTTATGGCGCTAACGTGGTCACTGGCGAGCATGCTCGCCGGGCCAATCATCAAGGGAGACGTTGGCAGGGCTGAGGCGCAGCGATGCTCGCAGTTTGCGCAGCAGTGGCTTTACAAGGCCATGGCATCAGACGCGCAGCAGCAGAAGATCGATCTGTCACATAGCGTCGGCTGGATTGCGGGGAGATGACATGGCAAACATTCGGATCTTAAACCGGTCATTTGCGGGTGGCGAAATCTCCCCTGAGATGTTCGGCCGCATTGACGACATTAAATTCGCCACAGGTACCGCTCTGATGCGGAACTTCATTCCGCTACCGCACGGGCCGGCAGCAAACCGACCAGGGTTTCAGTTTGTGCGAGAGGTGAAGGACTCAACAAAAAAGGTGCGGCTGATCCCGTTCACCTTTAGCTCGACGCAAACCTTCGCTATTGAGATGGGGGCGGGATACTTCCGGTTCCACTCGATGGGCGGGACTGTTCTTTCTGCTGGCGTCCCTTATGAGATTGCCAACCCGTTCACCGAGGACGAGCTTTTCAGCGTCCACTATGTCCAGTCCGCCGACGTCGTGACACTGGTTCACCCCAATCACGCACCGATGGAGTTGCGCAGGCTTGGCGCCACCAACTGGCAGCTGATCACGATCTCGTTTGGCCCAACCCTGTCGCCTCCGTCATCTGTGAGTGTGGCGGCGGCAGGCGCCCCAAGCTCAGGCTTGATCTCTTACAAGTACGTGGTAACAGCCGTCGTTGACACGCCGGTAAACGAATCAATCGCTTCGTCGGTCGGGTCGGTCAATAACAACCTCTACACCACCGGGGCCACCAATACCATCAGCTGGCCTGCTGTGACTGGTGCGAGCCGATACAAGGTCTATAAATACTCAGGCGGCGTCTATGGCTATATCGGCCAGACTACATCGCTGAGCATCATTGACGACAACATAGCCGCAGACATCAGCGAGACCCCGCCGATTTACGACGTGCAGTTCAACGCCACCGGTGACTACCCTGCTGCCGTAACTTACTTCGAGCAACGCCGGGTGTTTGCCGGCACCATCAATAAGCCGCAAAACATCTGGATGACCAGATCAGGCACTGAGTCCAATATGTCGTACTCGCTGCCGGTGAGAGACGATGATCGGATCTCCGTGCGCGTTGCTGCTCGAGAGGCAAACACCATTGCACACGCCATCCCGCTGGGTAACTTGGTCTTTTTGACCAGCTCGGCAGAGTGGCGGGTTACCTCGATAAACACAGACGCGATCACCCCGACGAGCATCAGTGTTAGGCCACAGTCCTACATCGGGGCCAACCAGGCGCAGCCTCTGTTGGTAAACAACAACCTGATCTATGCCGCCGCCCGGGGTGGGCATGTGCGGGAAATGGCCTACAACGACAACGCTGGTGGCTACATCACCGGCGACCTGTCTTTGAGATCGCCACACCTGTTCGACAACCTCGACATAGCAGACATGACCTATGCAAAGGCCCCACAGCCGATCTGTTGGTTTGTGTCAAGCAATGGCAAGTTGCTCGGGCTCACGTACGTGCCAGAGCAGCAGGTGGGGGCCTGGCACCAGCACGACACTGTGGATGGCGTGTTTGAGTCATGCACTGCAATCGCTGAAGGCACTGAGGATGTTCTTTACGTCGTAGTGAAGCGCACCATAAACGGCGCAACCAAACGCTACGTGGAGCGCATGGCGTCACGCCAGTTCGTCAACCAGGAAGATGCCTTCTTTGTTGACTCTGGCCTCACCTACAACGGAGCAGAGACATCCAGCATCAGCGGGCTGTCGCACCTTGAAGGCGAGACGGTGAACATTCTCGCTGATGGCGCAGTTCACCCGCGGCGCGTGGTAACCAGCGGAGCGATTGAGTTGGACAACCCGGCAAGCGTCGTTCATGTTGGCCTGCCGATCACATCTGACGTGCAAACCCTACCGATGGCAGCAAACATCGACTCCGGCTACGGGCAGGGTAGGTCAAAGAACGTCAACAAGGTGTGGCTGCGCGTATACCGTTCATCCGGGATCTTTGTCGGGCCATCATCCGACAGACTGACAGAGGCAAAGCAACGCACGACTGAAAACTACGGCCAGCCCCCAGCACTAAAGAGTGATGAAATCGAAGTGCTGATTACGCCAACATGGGATCAGGGTGGGCAGGTGTTTATCCGCCAAGCCGACCCGCTCCCGCTGACGCTCGTTTCAATGACCATGGAGGTTGCGATCGGATCATGAGCAAACCAAAACACATCATGATGATTACCATGCGAATGGTGCAGTTCTTCTTACTGCTGCCGCTTCACCTGTTTATGGGGCTGCTGTGCTGGCT